TCAACGCGGTGATACCACTTGCCATCAATCTCTATAAACCGTTGTTCGCTCACTTGTTACTCCTTTGGGGGCAGTTGATCTTTAACATTTATCCATTTCATATAGCTATCTCCCCCGACAAAACTTCCATATAGTTATCTCCCGACATTGCTGTTATTTTTTCTTCCAGTTTTAATAACCTCTTCGCTATTACTGCGCCTAAAAGGGTATATCATCGACAAACTCATCCTGTGGTTGCTGTGCACGATTCGCGGACGCTGGCTTTTCGTGTACGCCTTGATCCCTGCTGTCTAGCATCTGCATTTCCCTGGCTATCACCTCAGTTGTATAGCGATCTTGCCCAGATTGATCCTGCCACTTTCTAGTCTGAAGCTTTCCTTCGATATACACTTTTGAGCCTTTGCTTAGATACTCGCCAGCAATCTCCGCTAATCGCTTATACATTGTGACCCTGTGCCATTCTGTCTTAGGTACCATCTGGCCTGTCTGCTTGTCCTTGTAACTTTCATCAGTAGCAAGTGACAGGTTCACAACATAATCGCTATTAGACATCGCTTTTACTTCAGGATCTTGCCCGAGATTACCAATTAAAATTACTTTGTTTATTCCTCTAGCCATTACGCCACCTTCGCTGTTATGTGATAGTTTTTGGTTTCTATGTCTCTGCGAGTTTGATTAACCAAATCAAAAAACTCGCTGATCCTGGTCTTGAGCATTTTAAATTCGTCGCTAAAGTGCTTAGCGTGAAGCCTGCATATGAATAGGCGCTTATCCTCTGGGAAGTCTGCACAAAAACTAATAAAGTCCATCCATTCGCGCTCTGTATAAAGCAGATTCCCAATTAGCTGCCACTTGTACGCGGGATCAAATGATTGACGCCTAAGGTTCGCGTAGTGGATGTTTGGCACAACCGACTTAATCTCAATCACACCTTCATCACCTACGAGTCCGTCAGGGGAAACGCCAACTAAGCCAGACTCAAAAAAACCGCCATTCGTTACATCGCAAAAAAACTCTTCTTCGTACCTCATGCGCGCGATAGGCTCTTGTTCGTGGCCTCGCTCCATGTGAGCGTTTGAATAGTCTGAACTGATTGGCGTTCCTGTGATCTGTTCAATCGCAATATTTACAGCGTACTTCTTGGCAGGGTCGCCAAACGCTTTGCCATAGTTAGCCATGATTTTTCCAAAGCCTGACCCTGTTAGCATTCCAGCGCGAAGCAAAAACCATTCGTCGGTATTTTGTTCTACATCATGGAAAATCATGCTGCTGCCTGCTGCTTAATCAATGCCTGATTTTCAGGCGAAACATTCATTCGTTTTAGAACCGCGTCCAGGTTCCCGTCTCGCTTGTAAGCTGCTACGGCGCTATTCCATGCTTTAACTTGTGCAGGCGTTAGTTCCTGCTTTTGAATTCGCGGCGGCTCTGTTGAAATCCTTAAGCCTTCTACTGTCTCACGACCAAATCTAACGTTGTGATCTACATAGACTGTAACGGGAACGTTGTTCCAGTCTTCAAGGAAGTGAGAGCCAGTTAAGGTTTTTAGCGCTCTGCTGTTAGAGGCATTAAGAATCATTGGCTTAAGTGCCTCGCCCTCTCTTAAGTGTGTTTCAACAAAATAAGCAGTATTGAACAGGTCTTTTGTTTTCTTGGTTTGGTCTGGCTCCAAACTGACGCATTTAATAGTTAGTATTGTCGGCTCTACAATGTCTTGTGAGCTTAGGTAGGGGCTGTTAAATGCTTTTCTATAGTGTGTTTTTTCGCTGCTCATGCTTCACCTGCAATGATCTTGTACGATCTTTCAATGCTGTAAGTTTCCAAATAGATAAGATTTGTGCTGCTAACCGGCTTGCCTTCATGTACATCAGCCCTAGCTTTTGCTATCTGCTTTAGGTCTTCTTTTGAGCGTGGTGTGAATGTGCGGTCACAAAATACGCTCCTAAAATCAGTCTCAAATCTAGTCACGGCTACCCTCCGAAAAAGAACCAGAACCACGTACATCTCTGGTATAAGGCGGGTAGACCCAGTATGAAACTGGGGTTGCGCCCCGCTTGCGCCTGAATAGTTTTTTAAGCCACTTCATAGGAATGTCTCCAGCGAATCATTTACTTCTCTGTCAAGCTTCTCGAACAGCTTGTTCATTGCTGTGCTAACTTCGGTTTGTGTGCCGTTGCGCTTCTTCTGCCAGAACGTAGTAAGCAAGGCCCACAGTTCGTCATCCTGTCTCTCTTCGATTGTGTCCATGAGGTCAATCTCCACATCTTCTCCATTACGCCCAAAGAACATTGCTTTAGCATCGTTCTCTAAATCTCTAAGGGCTGTTTCATGGACTTCATTGCGAGCGTGTGCGTCTGCGTGAATCTCATTCCAGTGATCATTCATTTGCTTTGGTGTGCCTAACATCTCTTCGCTCCTGTTTCGTTAGCGTTGAGATAATAATAGAATATCTATTTATTGAAAGCAAATAAAAAATCTATTTTTTCTTTTCTTATTAACTCCCTTTCTTGTAAAATAGGAAAACTATTTGCAATTGCGTTGACTGCAACCAATAGATAACCTATTATTCAGATATGAAAACAGAAATCACACTTAAACAGTATTTAGAGGCTGGCAACTCTCAGGAGTCGCTAGCTAAACAATTGGGCGTTACTCAAGGTGCGGTTCAGCAAATGAAAAGCTCCGATAGAGATATTCGCCTGATTATTATTGGTGACCGAATTACTGCTTATGAGGTTCGCCCCATACCAGCGAAACGGAAATCAAATACAGCCGCTTAACTGCGGCTTTTTATTTAGAACTGGCCGAGTTAAGAGCGCAGCAAGCTTAGAGGTGGTTATGGTCACGCTAGAAGAAAGAATGAGGCTTCAGAAGAAGATATTTCTCACTGAATGGCTATCTCCTGAACTCCGCAGAGAAGCTTTCAGAAAGTACGCAGAGCTTCACGCGCAACGATCTCCAGAGACGGTTAAGAGAATGGAAGAGCAAAGAGGTCTTATCTAATGGCTGGAGATTGGGCAAAGGTAGAACTGAATACGCCAGACAAGCCTGAAATATGGCTCATAGCAGACTTGCTAGACATAGACCCTGATGCGGCTTTTGGGAAGGTCTTCAGAGTGTGGGCTTGGTTCGATGAACATACAGAAAATGGTAACGCACCGAGCGTTACAAAAAGGTTACTAGATAGGCAAGTGGGCGTTACAGGTTTCTGCGATGCGATGTTACAAGCGCGTTGGATGACTGAAAAAGACGGTGTAATTAGCCTTCCAAGCTTCGACAAACACAATGGAAATACTGCTAAAAAACGCGCAAATACAAACAAGAGAGTCGCGCAACACCGTGAAAACAAAGGGAAATCAGAGTGTAACGCTGAAGGTGTTACAAAAAGCGTTACCAGAGAAGAGAAGAGAAGAGAAGATATAAAAGAAAAAAATAAAAAAGAAAAACGGCCTACGGCCTCCCCTCTCAATTTCAATAAATGGCCTTCGCAACCAGACAAACAACTCCTTGATGACTGGCTTAAACAACGCAAGTCAAAAAAAGCCAGCAACACACAACGAGCAATTGACGCAATCGGAAAGCAGATCACCAAAGCCTCAGAAATGGGTTTCACAGTGGATGAAATTTTGGAGCTTTGCCTAGTTCGTGGCTGGACAGGCTTTGAATCTGACTGGCTCACAAACAACAAAATTACTCCGATCAGTCGCCCTGCTCAAAAACAACGGAAATCGCTATGAGTTTATCCATAGAACATTCAGTTCTTCGATGCTTGCTTGTAGAGCCTTCGCTGCTTGGTAGCTGCAAGCTTCAGTCAAAAGACTTCACAACCGAAACACATCGGAGGGTTTTTAGCGCAATCTGTGATTTAGACCTTTCTAGCAAACCCATTGACGTAATCACGGTGGCTGAGAGGATCGAACAGATTCACGGCTACGTTGACATGAAATTCATGGGGGATCTTTTGGAGGCCGTGGGCGCGCCTTCCTGCTACGAGTCCTATCAGGAGTCAATTCTTAAAAGCTCTCGCGCTAGACAGGCCAGAGAGATCGCGGAAAAACTCATTGTGGATATTGACCACAAACTAGACCGTGATTACGTGTCAGAAGCTATCAGGGACTTGATGGCACTCGATGATTCGGAGAAAAAGTATCAGTACACCATCAAAGAAGCCCTTAGCAACGCACTGGAGCACGTACAAGCGGCTTTAGACGCTGAGGGGATGGTTGGTATACCTACAGGCATAAAACGCATTGACGAGGCCACAGGAGGCTTTCAGGACACAGACTTAAACGTGATTGCTGCCAGGCCTGCAATGGGTAAGACAGCTTTAGCGTTGAACATGGCGCTTAACACTGGCGCAAAAGTCGGGTTTATCTCAGCCGAGCAAGGGAACGTCCAGGCAGCTTTACGGATGATTGCGATTCAGGGGTCAATTGATTCTCAACAGCTCAGAACTGCGAATCTTGATGAGACGGGCTTTGCAATGGTTTCGGGGGCTGTTCAGGCACTCCAGGATCGAGAAATTTTCATAAACGACAAGCCAAGAATATCAATTACTGATCTTGTGAGGCAGGCGCGAGACTGGAAGCACAACAACGGCATTCAGATTCTTTTTGTTGACTACCTCCAAAAAATACAAGGCTCCAACACTGCATTCCAACGAACGGAGCAGGTGACCGAAGTTACGCAATCCCTCAAAGCTTTAGCAAGAGAGCTAAATATCCCTGTTGTGGCTCTGGCTCAGGTCAGGCGCATAGACGAAAGAACGGATAAGCGACCCAAGCTTGGAGACATGGCAGACGCTTCTGAAATCGAGAAGGAAGCAGACGTAATTATGACCCTCTATCGGGATGAAGTTTATGACGAAGACTCAAGAGATAAGGGCATTGCAGAAATTGACGTTGTTAAAAACCGTCATGGTCAGACGGGCGTTGTGAGATGTGCGTTCAAAGGCCGTTACTTTCAATTCAAAGACTTTCAACCAGTCAAAGAAATATCAAATTACAGGAGTTAGTT